GTTAATGGTAGACCAGACCACCAAAAAAATCATCATGATGACTGTATTATGGGAATGTCTATGGCAATATATGTTGCGGAAAAATCATTTACATCTTTAAACAAAGTTGTCAACCACACTAAAGCTATGTTGAATTCATGGTCTACAGTGATGAATGAGAATAAAAACAGTTCAGATTTCTTTAATCCATTAGTTCCTCAGATGGGTAGACAAGACCAATTTAATCAAGGGGCAACTAAAGCTGATTACCAAAAATATGGATGGTTATTTGGTGCGTAATAACTATTTATATTATTGAGGTAACAAGTAAACTTATAATATGGCAGAACAAAACATGACGGTCTGGCAACGACTGTCAAAAACATTTGGACCGAATTCGTTATTAAATCAAGATTATCCTACTTTCAAATTTGATAAGAAGGAATTATTGCGCACAACAAGTAGACAAGATTATGAGATGGAGAAACTCCAAGCTCAACAAACTTACTACTTAACGAATCAATGGGCAAAAGTTGAGAACAATCTTTATTCTCAAGCAATTTACTATGAACCAACAAGATTGTCTGCTCAATACGATTATGAATCAATGGAGTACACTCCTGAAATTTCTGCGGCGTTAGACATCTATTCTGAAGAATCAACAACAACTAATGAAGATGGTTTTATTCTTCAAATTTATTCTGAGTCAAAAAGAATAAAAGGGGTTTTAGCGGATTTATTTAACAATAATTTAGATATTAATACCAACTTAGCAATGTGGACAAGAAACACTTGTAAGTATGGTGACAATTTTGTTTACTTAAAATTAGACCCTGAAAAAGGAGTTGTAGGTGTACAACAATTACCAACAATTGAAATCGAAAGACATGAAGTAGGTGTGAGTGCAAAGATTTCTGTTGATATTACAAAAGAGTTAGACAAAGATAAAAAAGCCCTTCACTTTACTTGGAAAAACAAAAACATGGAATTCCAATCATGGGAGATTGCTCACTTCAGATTATTAGGTGACGATAGAAAACTTCCTTACGGTACTTCTATGTTAGAAAAAGCAAGAAGAATTTGGAAACAACTTTTATTATCAGAGGATGCAATGTTGATTTATCGTACATCAAGAGCACCTGAAAGAAGAATGTTTAAAGTATTCGTTGGAAACATGAATGATGATGATGTTGAAGCATACGTACAACGTGTTGCCAACAAATTCAAGAGAGAACAAATTGTTGATAGTAAGACAGGTAATGTAGATATGAGATTTAATCAAATGGCGGTAGACCAAGATTATTTCATTCCAGTTAGAGACCCTGCAGCACCAGACCCAATCACAACATTACCAGGTGCAACAAACCTATCAGAGATTGCCGATATTGAATATATTCAAAAGAAATTATTGACAGCACTTCGTGTTCCTAAGGCGTTCTTAGGTTTTGAAGAAGTTGTTGGTGATGGTAAAAATTTAGCTTTACAGGATATTAGATTTGCTCGTACAATCAATAGAATCCAAAAAAGTATGATTCAAGAACTTAATAAGATTGCAATTGTGCATTTATTCTTATTAGGATTTGAAGATGAATTGTCTAATTTTACTTTAGGTTTAACTAACCCATCAACTCAAGCTGACTTATTAAAAGTTGATATTTGGAAAGAAAAAGTTTTATTATACAAAGATTTAGTATCTGACCCAGGTAATGGAATTCAAGCGACTTCGTCAACATGGGCTAAAAAACATATCTTTGGTTGGTCAGATGAAGAAGTTCGTTTGGATTTACAACAACAAAGAATTGAAAGAGCTGTAGGTGAAGAACTTAAAGCAACTCCAACAGTCATTACTAAAACAGGTTTATTTGATAATATCGATAAATTGTATGGAAGTGCCACAGGAGGTACTACAACAGCCGCAGCAGCAACAGCTGCAGGTGAAGTAACGGCTCCACCACCAGGAGGTGGTTTTGAAACGGCTCCACCACCTGAAGAAGTACCAGCGGCACCTGAAGCAGCACCACCTGCAGGAGGAGAGGCAGAACTAACACCAGAAAATAGAATGGCAAGTCTTAATATTTTAGTGGAAAATAACCTAATTGACGGTTCAAAATTCATAGATTTAGGAATGGCTCAAGAATCTTTAGGAGAAATTTCAAAAGAATTGGATAAGTTATTAAAATCATAATATTTATTGAAAAATGAGCAAAATGACTTTCGGAACCATAAAATCCATAATTGAGAACAATCTTCTCGAATCTTACAAAAACGAGAAAGAATTTAAAAAGTCTTTACGAGAATTTAAGCACAATGTGTTGAGTGATAAATCTATGTCAAAAGCATATGCGTTATATGACCAATTAAGTTCTTCACAAGGATTATCTGAGGATATTGCAAAAGAATATTTAGAAGAAGGGGTTAATTTGTTACAAAAAATAATACCAAGTATTAAATTGCCAAAAACGTCATCAGAAAATGTTAGTAACAAATATTCTGACATTGACACACTTGTTTACACTAATAAGTTAAATTTATTAGAAAGAGTTACCGCTAAGAAAAATATTGTTTCAGTATTAACCTCAAAAAATAATACGGTTAAAGAATCTATTAATATTCCCGTTAAATCAATGGTCAGTATTGCAAACCAAACATTGAGAAATTATATCGATACTTTAGATGAAAACTCTAAAAGAGAATTTTTACAAATAATTTCTGAAGACACTAAATCTTTAGAAACAAAATTTGAAACAATTCGTGAAAGTGCTATTAAAAAGTTGGAAACAATATTAGACAAAGAAAAGGAGTTTGAGCTTAAAACAAAATTGTCTGAAACAATAGACAAATTAAAAATTGAAAAGTTCGACCAAATGAATTTTATACGACTAAAAAATCTTGAAGAATCAATCTAATTGATTCTTCTTTTTTTGTATATAAATCGCCTTTAAAAGTTTTGTTCTTTTAGTAACCGATGGTTTAGTGAATTCTTTTCTTTCTTGTAATTTTTGATTTTGTTTAGTTTTAATAACCTTTGATTTTAGGGTTTTTAAAGCTCTCTCAATGTTGTCGTGGTTTTTTATTTCTACTATTATCATATTATACAAATATCTTATTTTTTATAAAAATTTTTGACATTGATGGTTATATGTGTTATTTTTTAACAAACAAATAAACATTTATAATTATGAAAATTAATGAAAAAAGGAAAGAGTGTAAAGCTTCAATTGTTCAATCCAATTAAATCAGTATACGGAACAGTGGATTCTAAAAACCTTAAATCGGTTTATATCAACATTCAGTCATGGGTTACACCCAAAAAAGAATTAGACAACTGGAATAGAGTTGTTTCAAATTTAGGTAGAGAAATAAAACATTCTGTTTTTGAATCAATAAACACAAATATCTTTCAAGAAAAAAGTATTGTCGATTTGGACCTAAGGACAAGTGGGATTTCTCACGGAAAAAAATCGTTCTTTAATTTAGAAATCAATTTATATACAACATCTGAAATAGATTTTAAATCCTTTGAAATTAAAGACTCAATTAAAAAAATTGTGAAAAGCGTATTTAAAAATAATATTTACCAAAACAAATATTTTGACTTTTCTATTTCAAAAAAACCAATTACTGAATAAACATTATTAAATGGTATATTTATCATAAAAGATTAAATGAAAAATTTAAGAATATTAGAAGCTAACGAGCTTGGTCATGGCATCTTGATTGAAATGGATGCGGGTTGGGTTTCTCCAAAAGATGAACGTAACATGTCAGTTTTAAAAGAGGCAACCAATTTAGACTATAAAAATCCATTTGAATTTTATGCAGTACTTCAAAAGTACGATACTCCAAATAGAAATGGTAGATTCTACCCTGAAAGAATTTTAAAGAGAGAGGCTGACAATTATAAAAAAACAATCGCCAAAGGTTTATCAACTTCAGAGTTGAATCACCCTGAATCTTCACTTATTGACTTAGATAGAGTTTCTCATATTATCACTGACATTTGGTGGGATAAAAATATCTTAATGGGAAAACTTAAATTATTAACTTCACCAGGATTTCACGAGAAAGGAATTGTTTCAACTAAAGGAGACATTGCAGCTAATTTAATGAGACAAGGAGTTACTATGGGAGTTTCATCAAGAGGTGTAGGTTCTCTTAAAAAAGTTGGGGAAAGAAATGAAGTTCAAGATGACTTTGAATTGATTTGTTTTGACTTAGTTTCGTCACCATCAACACCAGGAGCTTACTTATTTTCAAACCCTGAAGATAGAAACAAGTATGAAGAAAATTTAGATGAAGAAAGAAATCGTAAAGAACCAAATGATTTTGCTGAAAAATCAGTTGACTTAATGAAAAAATTAAACGATTTTTTAGGAAAATAAAATTATGGACGAAAAATACTTTGTAGCAAAAATTCAGTACGATTTACCTGACGATAGTACAGGAAAGATTAAAAAAATTAGAGAAGAAAAACTAGTTAAAGGTTTTTCTGTAACAGACGTTGAGGCTAAAGTGACAAAAAGATATGAGGGTTTCACTCATGATTGGAGAATTACTTCAGTTTCAGAAAGCAAAATTGATGAGGTAATTGAATAACATCAAAATTGTAAAATTATTTAAAGTGGTCTTATGACCACTTTTTTTTTGCTTGGAGATATTTATTAAATAAAAATTATGAATTTTCTAGTAACATTTACAAATTCTGGTACACAAATTAATAAATTAATTAATGCAAATTCTTGGTCATCATGTTTAGCATATTGTGAAGGGACGGGATTTGATATTAATAATATAGTTAAACTTTCATCAAATGTTTCGGTGATTCTAAAGGACCCAACAAGTGAAAATTGTTACAACGTGAATCTTAAATCAAACAGTTCAAATACTAATTCTAACAATTTTGTTTTTGCTAATGATTTTAATTCTTTAGAAACATGGTTAGCA